GCCAGCATCCAGGAGTTTGGCTTTACGAATCCGATTCTGGTAGGCAAAGACGATGGGATCATTGCCGGCCATGGTCGATTGGCCGCGGCGATGGACCTGGGGCTGACTGAAGTGCCGGTGATCGTGCTCGATCACCTGAGCGCTGAGCAGCGCCGGGCCTATGTGCTGGCGGACAACAAGCTGGCTCTGAATGCCGGGTGGGATGAGGAGCTGTTGGCAATGGAGCTGCAGGAACTGCAGTTGGCGGAGTTCGACCTGAGTCTGCTGGGGTGGAGCGATGAAGAGCTGGCGGACCTGATGCCGGAGGTGGAGGAGCTGCCACCTGAAGATGCTGATGCTGATGCGGTGCCGGAGCCGCCAGAGGAGCCGGTCACCAAGCCGGGGGACGTATGGCTACTGGGAAAGCATCGGGTGATGTGCGGGGACTCGACGGTGATTGCGGATGTGGAGCGGTTGATGGATGGCAGCAAGGCAGACCTGCTGCTGACTGACCCGCCGTACAATGTGGCGGTTGTTGGCGGCAACCACAGCCTCTCACCAGAGGAACGTAAGAAGCAAGGCGGCCTTGTAATCGAAAACGACAAGATGAGCGATGACGACTTTCGGCAGTTCCTGCGGGATGTCTACTCGGCTGCCGATGCGGTGATAAAGCCTGGCGGGGTGTTCTACATCTGGCACGCCGACTCTGAGGGCTACAACTTCCGTGGCGCTGCGCGCGATGTGGGCTGGCAGGTCCGGCAATGCCTTGTCTGGAACAAGAACAGCTTGGTGATGGGCCGCCAGGACTACCACTGGAAACACGAGCCATGCCTGTACGGATGGAAGGAAGGCGCTGGCCACTACTGGGGAAGCGACCGATCGCAAACCACGGTCCTGGACTTCAACCGACCCAGCCGCAACGGCGAGCACCCGACAATGAAGCCGGTGGAGCTGTTCCAGTATCAGCTGGAGAACAGCACCAAGCGCGGTGACCTGGTACTGGATCTGTTCGGCGGCTCAGGCACCACAGCTATTGCCGCCGAACAAACCAGCCGCCAAGCGCGGCTGATGGAGCTTGACCCACGCTACTGCGATGTGATCGTGAAACGGTGGCAGCAGTTCACGGGCAAGACCGCAACGCTGGAGAGCACCGGCGAGCCGTTCCCGGCTGATCTGTGAACCTCCAGCAGTACGCCGATCACCGCAAGGAGAAGGGGCTGCGAGGAACTTCTCATGTGGCGGTAATCAATGCAATCAACGATCAACGCCTTACGCCCCCGGCAGTGCAACGAAATGGTCGATTTTGGATTATTGATGCTGCCGCTGCAGATCAGCAATGGGCAGACCGTACCGACCCAAGTGAACATGGCGCCATGGGCGGCGGCACTGCCTTGCCGATCGGGATTGAGAGGCAGGAAACAAAGGCTGCCCTAGCAGTTCAAAAGCAACCAACACCCCTTAGCCATCCCCCTGCAGCGGCCAAAGGCGGCCCGCCGCTGGCAACAAGCAAGCAAATCAGGGCGGCCTATGAAGCGAAAATGGCAGAGCTGGATTACAAAGAGCGGATCGAAGAGCTTGGGGACCTGAATGCAGTCCGCACCAGGGCCGCCAAGCTCGCTCGCCAGGTGCGGGACCTGCTGCTGATCATCCCAACCCGCAACGCTGCGCGGCTGGCTGCGATGAGTGACCCCGAGGATGTGCGGGCCCTGCTGGAAGAGGAGATCGAGAACGCCCTCAAGGGGCTTAAGCAACATGCCTGACGGCGGCCAGATTTACGAGGATGCGTTCATTGAGGCCATTCAACCGCCGCTGCATCTCAGTGTCAGCGAGTGGGCCGACGCCGAGCGGCAGCTGACCAGACGCAGCAGCTCAGAGCCTGGGCAGTGGCGAACCGATCGCGTTCCGTTTCTGCGGGAGCCCATGGATCTGTTAAGCCCGCGGGAGAAGAAGATCAGGCGCGTAATCCTGATCTTCGGCAGCCAGTCAGGGGCCAAAACCGAATGCGGGCTGAACTGGCTGGGGCGAACCATTGCGATGGACCCGGCGCCTTTCCTGATCCTGTTCCCAACCGAGAGCTTTGCCAAGCGGCAGGTAAGGCAGCGGCTTGACCCGCTGTTTAAGGACACCCCTGCCGTAGCAGCAAAGACCATTAGCAGCAAGAGTCGGGACGCGGCCAACGCCATGTTTCTGAAGGAGTTTCAAGGGGACATGTTGCTGTCGATCATCGGCGGCAACAGCGGCAGCGCTGCCCAGGGAATGCCGGCCCAAAACCTATGGGTTGATGAGGCGTCAAGCCTGCCCCTGGAAATTGACGACAAGGGCGATCCGATCGAGAACGCCGAGGCCCGCCAGACAAATTTCCCCGACCGCAAAACCTTGATCACCAGCACTCCCGGTACCCGTGGTGCGTGCAGGATCACCTGGGAGTTTGAGAACCGCAGCGACCGCCGACGCTATGCGGCGTTCATGCCTTGCTGCGGGGCCAATGAGGTGATCCGCTGGGAGCACATGGTCTGGGACAAAAAGGATGGAGAGGTTTGGTGCAAGTGCCCGGCGTGCGGTGAGCGCCTGGCGCAGCATCACAAGGTTGCGATGCTGGCCGGGGGGGTGTGGGGAGCTACCGCCAAGGGCGATGGCGAAACGGCAGGGTTTCACCTGCCTGGCTGGTATGCGCCCTATGGGTGGCTGAGCTGGGAGAAAATCCGAGATGAGTTTCTACGCGCCAAAAATGACACCATGCTGCTGAAGGGCTGGGTGAACAAGCGGGCGGCCGAAGCCTGGGAGGACCCGGCAACAGCCAAGGTTTCTCCCGATGGCCTGATGCAGCGAGCCGCGGCAAACCCGTATCCAAGCGGCTTCTGTCCAGATGGCGTGTTGCTGTTGCTGGCTGCGGTTGACGTTCAGGACACCTGGCTAGAGATCAAAGTCAAGGGCTTTGGGGTGGGCGAAGAAAGCTGGCTGATATGGCATGAAAAAGTATATGGAAATCCAGCAGAAGATAAAGTATGGAAGCAGATCGACGTGATTCGAAAGACTGTATTTAATCATGCAAGCGGCAGTACCATGACCGTTCACAAGACAGCGGTTGACACTGGAGGCCACTTTACGCATGAAGCCTATGACTACTGCCGCCAAAGGGTCAACGAGGGAGTGGTAGCAGTCAAAGGCGGCAGCGACAAAAAAGCCAAAACCCTTGGCGATGGCACAAAACAAGATGTAAATTTACGCGGTCGCAAAATAAAAAAAGGGGTTACTCTTTATATGATAAACACGCACACGTTAAAGCGAACTATCTACGGAAGGTTAAACATTGAGCAACCAGGGCCGGGATTTATGCACTTTGGGCAAAATGCAAAAGATGAATACTTTAAGGGTTTAACTTGCGAAAAACTTGTAACCACAATTGACAGCAGAGGTTTTGAGCGGTCTGAATGGCGGAATGAAAAGGGGGCCCGAAACGAGCCGTTGGATTTGGAGGTCTACATCTTGGGGATGTTGGAGCTTGTGAAACGCAACTACGCAGCAGGAACCATGTGGGCCCAGCTCGCCCGCACCCTGGGCACCCAGGCGCCGGGGACGGGAGGAGGAGGGGTGGCATCCCCAGCCCGAGACCCCCAGCGATCGGGCTGGCTGAAGGGCTCCAGCACAGGCGGCCCGGCCAAGCGCAAAGGCTGGCTAAAGAGGTAAGATGGGGCCATGGCCTATACCTCTGAGGATGTTGCTGCGGACCTTGCTGAGCTGCGCAGCAAGATCAATCAAGGCGTCCTAAAAGCTCGATTCAGCGACGGCCGGGAGATCACTTATCGAAGCCTGGACGAAATGCGCAGGATCGAGCAATCCATGGCCGCAGAGGTGGCGCCGACCGCCTCGCGCCGGGTTCGCCGCACTTATTTCAGCATGTCTCGGCCAACCTGATGGGCAAGGGTAAGAGCAAGGCAAAAGGCAAGCGGCTCCGGGATGACCGGGAATTTGCCCGCCGCACCATGGCCCGGTTTGAGGCCGCAGAGGACACCCGTCGAACCTCTGGCTGGTGGACAAACAACAGCGGCCCAAATAGCGATCTCAGACAGGCATACTACTGGCTGGTAAAGCGGCACCAGGATCTTGCTGATAACGATGCTTATGCATCCAGAGCGATTGGCGTGATTATAAATAATTGGATTGGCGATGGGATTATGTCCACTCCTACGGGTGCGACTAACAAATATAAATCAAGCTGGAAAAGCTGGGCAGAATCACGGCATAGCGATTTTTACGGCACCCATGATTGGTACGGCAATCAATCCGTTGGGGCGTGCTAGTGCGAAAACGGATATATCCCGAACTGTTTGAGCGCTACGGAATAGTGCCTTTGCAAGTGCAAATGCTTGAGCCTGATTGGTTAGATTTTAATAAAGACAATTCTCAAGACATATTATTTGGCCAGCAGTTTGATAGCGCAGGCCGTTTGATGGGTTACTGGATTAGAGACAGCCACCCTGGCGAAACGTCGCTAGGTATTGGCGTCAGGGTGCAAAGCACTTTTGTACCGAAAGAAGAAATTAGTTTACATTTTGATTGCAGGCGAGCTGGCCAGCGAATGGGGCTCCCGTTTGGCACGGCAGCGATTTTGACCCTGCGTGATATGGGCGACATTAGGGCGGCTCAGCAGATGAAAGATAAAATTTCGGCTTGCTTTTTTGGGGTTAGCTACGACTCTGATGTGAACGCAGATAAGCTCCTTGATGAAAACGGTAACCAAGTAATTGGGGTTAATTTTGATGAAATTGAGCCTGGCGCAATTGAACATCTTCCACCGGGTCGAGACTTTAAAGCATTCACCCCGCCAAGTTCCGGTGATTTTGTTAGCACCCATCGTGAGTACGCCCATGCTGTAGCAGCAGCCTACGAGATTACCTATGAATCAATGACGGGTGATTTGTCAAACGTTAATTATTCAAGCTTTAGGGGCGGATGGCTTGAGTTCAGTAGGCGGATTGCTTATCTGCGGGGAAAGGTTTGCATCCCCGGAATGCTGGCGCCGGTGTGTGAGTGGCATGACGAATTAGCCCGGATGGTTGGCCTGCTTAAGGGGCCAATGAGTTGGGCTCATACCCCGCCGCGTCGGGAGATGATCGACCCAACCAAGGAAATTCCAGCG